CTCAAAACGTATGTCGCGTATTTTACGCATTTGTACTTCAAAATCACCACCAGGCGCCATAGCCTTTTGGTCAGCAATAAGCTGCCGCGTGCGCTCCCGTAGTTCCGCGTCCCAGGCTAGGTTTTCCAGCGGCTGACCGAGCGCATCCATCGCTACCTTAAGACTACGCGCTGCGTCCTTACTCATGTACATGTGAAGCGCAAACAGCCGGTACTCTTGATCAGCCATGGCCACTTTGTCAGCCAGGCCCAAAGCGGCCCCACCAATGGTAGCGAACCCACTAACAATTTCCGTCTGAGCCTTAAAGAAGGACTTAGACATGCCAAAAGCTGTGGCGTCTACCGTGGCGCTAGCCTCGGTAAGTGCCCGTTGAAAGCTGGCCATGCCGCTCTGGTCAACAACAGCGCCAAGCTTAATGAGATATTCATCAAGGATGTTCGGCATTAGCAGCCTTCCATTCAACGTAGCGCCGATTGTTTTCTTCCTTCACGTCTAAAAACTCCAGCACGTCACAAAGATCTTGGACATCATAAGTACCGTCAAACATTTCATGTTGCTGCCATAACCCAGCAGCTACAGGCCGCCACACCAGCGGATTCAACGTAGGGAAGGCAGCAGGCTCCCAATCTAGGCGGCCTGGCTCGACCGGCCCGGTCCGCTCTCGGCTAAAAAAGGCAGCAAACTAAATACTAGCGCCTCCACTGTGAGCCTTGTCACCAGCATAGGATCCTCTTCCAACAGAGGGCACGCCCACCGACCATCAGTTAGCATAACCGGCATGGGCTGCTCTGGTTGGCCCGCTAGAGTTTCCATGTGGCTGGTAACTAGCATAGCCGCGCGCTGAGCAAAGCCCATATCTTCCCGACTAAGCTGAAGGAAAGCTATGCCACACAGCGTACGCAACCGCTCTTCCGGCGTAGCCTTAGCAACGGCCTCCTCCGCCCGTCGTTCTGAACCAGCTTCGCTCTCTTTTACCGGATGATCATCTTGGGCTTTGTATACCGCGTTCATTAGCCGTTGCCAGATGTAGCTACCGTCTAACGGTGTCATTTTATGAATTTGCCACCTGGAACCTGACACTTCAACTACCGTTTCCCTCATAAGCCCTCCTTGCAGGGCGACTCACTTACATGTTAACAACGTTAGCCGCTAGCAGCGCCCAGCGGACCCTGGTACCTGCCGCAGCGTAGGGCTTATCCGGTATTTTACCGAAGCCAACACCAGTCAGCACGTGCGTAGACCCATCAAGCAACGTGCGGAAACTGATTGTAGTTGCCAACCATGGCAGTAGATCATCAGCGTTGGCCGAATTGACGCAAAGATTGTAAAGGCTGAGCAGCGCATGATGAAGCGGGCTAGTTTGCTGAACTTCTAGGTCTATGTGGCCATTATCACCAGCCACGTAGCTGCCCATCACCGTACCATCTGCCGCCACATCCATCACGGTGCGCTCTGTAGTCATAGTGATCGTCACCGAGCCCAGTCCAATGTTGCCGCCAGTTAACGGCAAACTGACGCCAAACAGCGGGTTGACTAGAACGCCAACCAAGTCTTTGAAACTGTAAGTTCTGCCAAGACCCATCTCACTACGCTCCTTAAACTACAATGTTCATTTTGAAATCAACCCTAGCGTTACAGTTGTGCGTAGACGCCAATGACCAGACTTTGAACCGCTCCCGCCGTAGTAATTGCGCAGTAGATAGGCATCGCCTTACCAGCCGCCCGGTCGTTAGACGACTGCTGACTATAGGGCTGCGCCTGGTTCAAGTAGCCGCCTGGTATAGCTTGGCCATCTACCAGTTGGACGCCCGGTATGTTAATTGTCACGCCTTCCCAAATACCGTCAGCCAAGAATCCAATTGTCGCAGATTGCGCGCAAGCATTATTAGCCGCTTGAATCAGCTTATGCTCGTCAGAATTGGTTTGGCCCACTACCGGGTTGCCAGTAAGCACCGCCATCTCCTCCAGCTGCAAGAAGCTAACCAGCATAGCCAGGTTCAGCCAAAGATAGCTAGGTATGCCGTTAGACATAAAGCCCGGCTGAACATTTTGATACGGGCTGAAGTTAGCATAAACGTTGAACCTGGCACCGACAATGTTTGTATACTGCGTTTGGGATAGTGGCTCTGGCGCAATACCTATGATGGACTTATAAGCCACCGTAAAGAAGCTACTGGCCAACCCGGTATTCAGCCCCATTTCTACGCCCATCAACCCCGCCGCCGCGTAAATATTGTTGGGGTACAAACCGCTCTGCGTCGTAGCGTAGATGCCCAGTACCCGCAGCTTAAGTGCTTGCAACTGCAGCGCAACATTGCCGACCACCCCGTTAGCAATATTAACGTTGCTGGACCACGGATAGTAGCGCGTTGTTTGCCACAGCGAATCAGCCCACTCACTAATGGCTAAGTTGTCCGCGTCTGCCGGGTTGTTGACAGCCAGCCCGTACCAAGTAGTACTTGCCAAGCGGCAAGCCTGACTGGCTTGAAGCAAAGACTCGCCAGCCGTTATGTTTACCGTTAGCCCGCTGCCAGCGCCACCGCTTACACTAAGTCCGGTAGCCGTTGAGTAACCGGTGCCCTGAGTGCCCGGTACCGTACCCAACGTCAATGCCTGCCCAGCTTCGCCCACCGTCAGCACCGTAAGGTAGCCGTAACTAGCGTTAGTCTGCGCCACAAGTACTACATCACCAGCCTTGTAGCCATGGCCCACAGCACCAATACTAGTCTGCGCCGCCGTCACGCTGGTTAAGCAACTGGCAGCCAACACAGCCACATCCGTACTTGTCACGGAAGCGATAGTGGTTACCAAGTCTGCACCCGCCGTACCAGCGCCTGCCACGCGGATGACGGCCCCTACATCGCCAGCTTGGAAATTCGCCATCAGTGAAGCAAGGAAAGTATGGGCCGTGGTAGTAGACATGACGCCGTCAGACGCCGATCGACCAATGGTCACCTCAGCACCAGACACCGTGGTAAGACAGGGGCTGTTGAGCACTGCCTCTGTACCACTGTTGATAGATTGGATGGTCGTAACCAGGTCCACGCCAAGCGCACCGGCGCCAGCTACGATGACCGTTTTGCCGATATCAGCCGAGACAAAGGCCGCCGTTGCAGAATCCAAATACGTTGGGTTGACGCTAGACGACATATCACCGTCAGCCACAGCTCGCCCGATGACCACCTTAGCGGCAGTCACGCTGGTGGCACAACTTGCAGTGAGCACCACTACAAAGCCGTTTATCACGGACGCAATAGTCGTATTGAGGTCCGCCGCGCCCACGCCTGCGCCCTTCACCGTTATTGCTGCACCGACATCAGCAGCGGTAAAAGCCGCCGTGGCCGATACCAGATAGGCCGCGCTAGCCGTAACCGACATCACGCCGTCATTAACCGTGCGCCCATTAGGCAGGGCGCTGCCAATGGCAGTAAGGTCTTGGCGCCCGATCCAAATGAATTGCGGGGCTGGCGTCTGGCTGAAGTAAATCTGCGCTGCGATGTACTCCGACGAATTCACCGTAAAGCCGTCCGCCAACATAGCCGTCGTGGACGGATACTGACGAAGCCTGGGATTGACCCCATAACTCGGAATAGCGGTACTAGGCCCGACAAACAGCCCCTGATTGAACGTAGGAGCTACAACTGCGGCCGGGCTTACGGTAACACTGATGTCAACTAAGTTGCTGAGCGCCAGAGGCGGCACAGTAGACATTTGCTTACGCTCCTTTGGGTTTAAGCTTCCACCGTGAAGTCCGCCACTGGATCACTTGGCGAACCGTCATAAACCTTAACCTCAACGCTAGTCACAGCGCTGTCTTGAATCGTTTCCGTCACGTTCTCGTACATGGTAATGGCGAAGTCACACCGCTCCCACCACTCCGCGTTGATAAGCTCCGGCACGCGCATCGGCTCAGCCGGGTCCGGCACTGGGAAGAGATTGCTCTCGTTGAGCTGGTCATTGAAGTAGTCCAAGAACATTGCAGACCAGATCTGCCGCGCCCGGTCCAAGCTATTCGGCCCATACAGCGTCCAAGCAATCCGCCAAATGCGCGTGTAGGTCCAGCTTTCCATCAATGGGTCATCCGTGGACCCCATTCCGCTGAGCGTCTTATTGCGCACCTTGTTATACAACCCATCCTCAAGCGTGCAAGCGAGGTAGCACACGTCCTGCTTAGGCGTCACCCCGAACGGCTGGCCCTGGGTAGGCCACTCAACGCGCACCTGGTTAGCGTCTAACGGACCGAGCCCCATCATCCCACAAGTCAACGGCTGAATAACAGCGTTGATCTGCTCTAAGGTCAGCGCGTTACTGACCAGCGTCTGGCCGTTAGGATAAGTCGTAGAGGTGCCCATTGATCTCCTCTTAAGCAGCCGTCAACCGCGTTCCCAGCGCCTTCCAGTACCCACCACCGAAGTCGTGATAAACCTGCAGCACCCGGTACTGCAAACCCTTATACGTCAGCACATCGCTATAAGCGGTCTGCACATCCACCGTGATAGGCCAAGTAAAATAAAGGCTGGCCCCGACCGGTGTGGCTACGTTCATGTTGATCTGCGCACCGCTTAGCGTATAGTCCAAGTTCACCGTCTGCAGCAGACCATTGACGTACAAGCTGCCAACGCCACCAGGTGGGACAGAGGTAAGATCGTAAACCGTGCCTGGTACCACACCACCAGGCACCTCGCCGTGGACGCCAGGCACCGGGGCCGTAGCTCGCGTAAGATAGATCGGGACCGTAGCCCAGAAGTACCGGATCGAGCCGACCCTGTCAGCCTCGGACAGCATTGCGATCTCGCGGTTACTAGCTTGTTGCACCGGACCGAAAAGCTGGAACGTAGCGGTGCTCAACGGTTGAAAGACCCCGGTCACCCACTCACCAGTGGTGCGTTGAACGGTAAACGGTTCTGGCGCGATCAGGTCCGGGTCAAGCACGACCTCCTCAACACTGATCACGTTACTCCTCCTTCACCACCCCGACGATAGCAGCGCGTAACGCCCCCGTATCGATCAATGGGCGATCGCTGCCCTTGGCTTTAATGGTCGACGGCGCGTTGGGCACCCAGTGATTCCGCGGATCAGTGAAAAAATTACGTGCCGCGTTTTGACCCGCTAGGGCTGCCCGCTTCATCTTGTTAAGTGCCCGCTGGCCGTTTCCAGCTAAGTTAGCCTTAACGCTGGCGCTAAGCTCGCTGGCGATAGCCTGACGGTTACCATCAGCCTCTACGGCAGGCTCTAATACGGGCCGCGCCGGTATATGACGCACAGGGCTACCCTTAGTATGGATAAACAACAGTTCGGCATTGGTAACGTCTGATCCAGCGGCCTTCTCCAGCCGCACTCTCTTCTTGCCGCGCGCCTTGCCAGCCATAGCCAACAATTGAGTTTTGCGATCACGCTTGCCAGCCGCCGGGATACCCACGTAAGCCGCCAACTTAGTCAACCCGGCAACCCGCTTGGCAAGGGCCGCCGCGCCGCTCTTACGCGCCAGCACGATGCGAGGTGCGGTCATAGGGATTTCTTTTCCGCAGGTGGCAGCGCCTTACCGCACTTACTGCAGACCGTAGCACCCAGCTGATACGGGTAGCCGCAGGTATAACGCCAAGGGTAGTACGGTATGTCCGTAATGTTAGGGCAGCGTAACACCAACTGAACTGTCATCACCAGATCACCATCGGCCCGCTGCCGATCACCCGGGCCATCGTAGCCAACGTCTGGCCATAGCGAGTAAGGTTCCAAGCACCCCAATCCTTCAATGATTCAAGCACCTGATAACCGACACTTACGTCACCAACGCTCTTCGAGGTCTGGATGCCACCGGCCAAACCTTGTGCTGCGATGGCCGCCCCACTTACCGGTGACACTGAGGTGAACGTCTGCTGTTGCACCGGCCAGGTGACGTACAACTTGGCACCACCAGGTGTGGCCACCGCAAAGGTGATCTGATTCCCGACCAACGTGTAATCCACGCCAGGAACCTGGAACACACCGTTGACGGTAAGTGACTGAAGCGAACCACCAGGCGGCGCACCGCTTAAC